AAGCGTGTTCCGTGCAAGAACAACTTGGCTACCACCCAGCAGTGTGTCACCTTCGTGTGTGAACTGTAGTCATGCAGGCTTCTCTTGGGTTGGCCGCCGGAGATGATTTGTGTGCGTCTTGTCACCGTTGGGCGTTCGACGCCCTCCGCTATGGCAAGGCAGACGTGATGGGTTTTCATTGTGCACTATGTGTGCCAAGAGATTGCGCGCGATGCTGCGGACTTGTGTCGTTGGCGTTGCGTCGCATGACCTGTTGCGCCGGCCGCTCGATGGCTAAGGTTGAAGTGGTCCTTGAGGCGAAAGTGTGGACCAATGTGAAACACCTTCAGCAAGTGTATCACGCCACGAGGCAGACGGGGAAAACGCCACCCATGATTGATGTGCAGATACAGAACGCGATCCGGTATTCAAGTGACAAAGACCCGGTGCGAATGTCTGCACTCACGCTCATTGGGCGCGCTATCCTAGAAGCCGAGGGCAAACCAAGGCGCTGGACCTGCAATATTGAGAGTTGCCTGACCTGCTTGTCTCGCGACCATGGATGCATTACTCCATGGAAACCAGTCAACACAGAGTTCGCAAAGGAAGAGATTGACCCCAAAGATGAAGGAGAAGCCGAACTCCAGGGGCAGTCACCCAATGCGATCACTGAAGACGAGAAAGCAGGCATCACCACCACGCACGAGAGCGTCGATGACTTACAACGTCAGTGCCATCGTTTCGGGGACACCGAAATGAACGGACCGTCGACGCGAAACGACTTGTCATTCATCACGCGGCCAGACGCAGGGCGGGACGTTGTTCTGCGGCGCCAGGCTCCGCACTTGAACAACAAGGACGTCCATTGCTTTGCGAATGGCGTCAACGAACTCGTGGTGGGAATAAACACGCGTACCGACAATGAGGACAAGACGAAGATTGGGAAGTGCGAGGATGGGCCACACCTCCTCAAACTGAAGCAGGTGGTCGGAGTGGTCATAAGTCAATTATTCACTAGGGAACGAATATGCGACGCAGCCATGAAGGTCACCATTGACGACTGCATGCCCAAGTCTTGGACCAAAGAAAGATTCGAGAAAGCAAAGCTCGACGCGCTTTACTTGATCAAGTTGAAGCCGGTCAAGGTCAACGTCAAGAAAGAAGTCTCGACGAAACCGAAACCGCGCATTATACAAGATCACGGCGACGTGCGGGCAGTACTGAACATGTTGCACATGGCAATAATTGAACACATCCTCTTTCACCATCTGCCCAATATGAACATCAAACATGGGCCGAAGGAGGACAAAGTCAGCGACATACTACAAGCATTCTCGCAACCCGTGGACATACCACCGAGGGGAGGAGACGGGAGCTGGAAGCGCCCGAAGCTTCTTGGAGGTGATGGAAAATCATGGGACTTTTGTGTCGGCGCGGATATCGTCAAACATGTCGATCTGCCCATTCTGAAGAAGGTCATCAGTGTGTTGAGAGACTGCACCTTACCGGAATTCTTGCGTGACGCAACCATAGAAGAACGTGGACGCCCAAAGAAATGGACCATGACCGTGGACAGCAAGGTCGACGGCATGGGCATGGTGCAATTCGAAACAGGAAGGGTCATGCGGGACTCCGGGGACAGGGGCACGTCAGTGCTCAATTACCTGGTGAATTTCTGCGTGTGGCCGGTCATCCTCGCTGAAGACCCAGAATTCTTGGTGTCAAAATTGTTGCAGTACGGAACTGCGCCTTACACGAGCGCCTTCGACGGGAAGCGG